CGATTGTGACGTTCGGTCTCCGAGAGCTTGCGTTCGTCCAGCCGGGTTTGAGCCGCGTTCTTAGTGGCTGTGATGTTCTGCCCGCGTTCGGAGAGGCGATCATGTTCACGATTCTGCTGGGCCGTGAGCTTGATCTTTTCAGCGCCCTGCTGAGCCGTGGTCTGCTTAATGCCGAGACCCTGGAGGGTGGCATAGTCAGTGAACTGCTTTTGACCAAGTTCGGTCGCTAGGCTCTTAGCGTCAGCGGGCTGCTTCGCGATGAGTGCTTGCTGGGCTGCCGAGTTCTTCGCGAGATCCCCACCATACGTCGTCGCAATGCTTTTCTGGCCTTCCAGGGCTCGTTGGGCAGCCGCCGCGCGAAGGTTCCCCATGAAGTTCTGCTCGTTCTGGCCAGCGGCTTGAGCAAACGAGTTCTGGGCACCTCCAACACCTGACGCGAGCTGGCCTTGGGCGTTCAGCTCAGCTTGGACTTGCGGGTCGAGATAGCCACCGTTCTGCGCCTGTGCTGTCTGGCCTGTCTGGTTGACGGCTTGTCCTGCTTTCAGGACAGCATCGGCGGCCTGGTTCTCATAGGTCTTCGCGGTGTTTTCAGCGTCCGTTCCGATGCCCTGCAAGAGCTTGTCGGTCGCTCCGCTGTAGCCGCTATAGCGTCCCGCGACCGTGTTCTCGGTCCCTTGGATTTCATGGGCTTGCTGGCGCAACGGAGTGAGCTGCGCACCCATGTTCTGCTTCGTGATCTGGTTCGCCAACTGGCCAAGCTGTTGACTATTCAAGAAGCCGCTCATCGGATTGAACGCTGTCGCCGGCTGACCGCTGGGTTTCGCGGGTGCTTTCGCCGGAGTCTTCGCTTGGTGGATGGGACTCGAGCGCGGCAACCGAGGGGGACCACTCGGGCGTGCGGGTTGAGGACGCTGAGAGACCACGCGCGGACCCTTCACGGCACGCTGCGCTGCTGCCTGACGGAGCGCCGGGGTACCGCCGGTCATTGCTACTGTCGCCACCCTACGACCCCTTCCTTATAGCTGGCATTGGTACTGGCGGTTGAACACGTCCCGGACGTTGCACAGCCTGCAATTGCTGTTGGCGCTGCAAACGCTTCACAGCGAACTGCTGCGCCGTCGTACCACCCGGAGTTACCCCAGCTTGCGCGACTCCCTGGTTCGTCGAATCCATACTTATCCCACCGCCCTCTTAGCCGCCTGCTTACGAACCGCCCTGACCTTCGCCCCGGTGATCGGCTGAGCGTGCTGCCCAACGACCCGGAGGCCCGGAGCCGTAGGCACCCGTGCTGCTGGTGCCTGTTCGTTCGGGTTTTCCTTCTCCAGGCCCGTCAAGCCTTCTTCCCGGGCTTGCTGGGCAGCGCGAGTACGTCCGAGGTTGAAGCTTTCGTTCGCGCTCGCTTCTGCCTGGTGGATCTTGTTCTGCTCAGCTTGGAGGTTCGAGGTCAACCGGCCGCGTTGGGCTGCGTACTTCGACTCGACGCTCCCCGCCCTTTGGGCTAGCTGGCCCGATTCGAGCAGTCCTTGCGAGTTCGCCGTGTTCCTCGTCGTCTGCAACGTCAACGGGAGTTGCCGGTCGAGCTGGCCTGTACTGTAATCGTACGCTGACTGGGCAGCCGCAAGGTCTTGCTGATCGGCCGCCAAACCGTTGCTCAACTGGTGTTCGAGCGCAGCAAGGTTTTCGAAATACTTGCCGTTGCGAGGATCGCCTTCAGGAAAGGGTGTAGGAGCTGTCGTAGGGGTCGGGACACCCATTACTTAGCCACCCAACCCGTCGGGTCCGTAGGAGACGCTGCTTTCTCCTTGACATACAGCGTCGTGCTGGTTCCACCATCAGAACGTAGGTAGATCACGCCAACAGGGGCACCTACGTTGCCTTCTGGGGAACCCTTACCGAGGATGATCTGTGCTGCGATAGCCTCGAAGTTCTCGGTTGACGCGGCAGCATCGACAACAGGGATATGGGGTAGCCAACTCATGTGAGGGGAAACCGAATCCCGTCTAGTGTGGCGCGACCGAAAGCCGATCCTTCTTCGAGAACTACTTCACCATTAGTTCTCACTTCTAGCGTGCCGCACCCTCTAGCACTTCCATTCCACCACGGAATCGGCACTCGGACAGTATGTACAGGACGGAGTCCCGCGGGTAGAGTGAACATGGACTCTCCTTGACCCTGGGCACCATCCTGGTTGCGCATCTCACCCTTCAATTCGCCCATGCTGCCGTCTGAACTCAAACGGTATCCGGCAGTCTGGCCGCCCGTGACACCACTCGACCAGTTCACTGCGAGTGTGGCGTTAGTCCATGCCTGAACGTTGAGGAAGCGCGAATCGTTGCCAGCAGCAGCCTGTTTGGACCCTGTTCCCAGCGTGCGCAGGGATGCCTTGGTGGCCAACCCGTCCTTATTGGCTACGGCTACGTTGGTGTCGTCGATGCTGCCGTTTGCCCACGACCGGATAGCGTTGAGCGCGTTCGCGATCTTTGGGTCCTCGGTCTTATCGGGCTGATTCAGTTCGGGTGTCTGGTATGAGAGTTCTGTCATTATGCCTCAGCTCTTGCGAAACTGGATCATGTGGGTGAAAGAATCGACCTCAAACGGGGCGCTCGTGTTGTTACCAAACCCGACGCTCCATGCCCTAGCTACACCGAGACTATAAAGGCGGGCGTCTCGTGTTGCGGATGCTCCCCCAAAGATCATCTCCTGACCTTCTAGAGTTTCGCCCCCAAATTTTTGTTCTTCGTTTTCGTTACCAAACACCTCTTCGCCCTGGCTGAAATTCACGGGCAATGTTTGGTCTGTCTCGGGTTCGTTTGCTACGACGCCCGGTTCGTGTGTGCCAGCGTTGGAGAAGTCGCGTGCCACTATGGGAATGATTTCTCCCGAGCCGTCGAAGTGGATTTGTCTGATGCGCTTCTTGACGTGCGGGGTCTTGATGCGGTGTCGGAAGATGAACATAAAGAACACTTGCCACGGGCCGAACCAGTACGCGGACAACCCGTTTGCGCCCGCATAGTTCGACCCCGCATCGGTGTAAATATTCGGCACGAACGCTCGCACAACGCCTCGGGAAACTGCCGGGGGCGTCGCATACAGGTTGGTTTCGCCGCCGGGCTCCCATATCGCCCACTCGTTAGCGGCTAGATCGTGCAACCACCACGACTTGAGTTGCACATCATAGTCGAGCGTCCTGTTGTTCGTAGGGCTCGCCCCAGACGCGTATGAGAGGTAATAGTGGTTGTTGAAGTATTCGCCTGTGGCGTTTTGTCTCTCGGTCGGGTTGATCGCCAGGATCGTCGGTCTGACCTTGTAGCTCATCTCATGCAAGTGAGCGCCATCGGTCAGGTAGACGCCCTGGTCGGCAGTCAGGAAGAATGTGCCCATAGCGGTCTCCACGATGCTCCGGTGAGACACGCACCCGATATTGTCGGCTAGACGCCGGTTCGCTCCGGTATTCAGGTCGTTAATGATCCATGTCTTGTTCTCCTTGAAAACCAGTAGGTAGGGTCCGACGACGCCGATCCCAGTGATGGGATACCCGTCTGCGCTGTCGAACCTGACAACGTTCGTCTTCGGCCAAGCACTCGGATCTCCCTGACCGCCCGATTCGCCGGTGCTGACGAGATCGCTGAACCAGACCGCCGATGGGTCTCCTGCAACCCCGGTCATCCAGATACGGTTACCTGCGAAGATCATCCACTGGCCGTCGGGGACGTGCGGTTCGGCCGCGTAGTGTTCAGCGTCGTTCTTGCCCGTCCACGCTTTCACTTCTCCAGCCCCAGTCCAATACTGAGGAGCATCTACCCCATTGACCATGTACACGGGTCCCTGGCCGGCGACAGCAACACTCGTGGGTGCTTGTACCATCGTCCATCGTGCAGTCGCGTTGAAGCCCGACCCGATCTGTGTTACAGCGCCCCCGGAAGCTATCGAGTAGAGCTTTCCTCCCCCCGCGGCTATAAGCCACTTGGTGCCACCGATGGTCGCAGGGAAGAGTGAGTGCAGTTCGACGGCTGGCGGTACGCCAGTGAGGAGTGTTGATCCGGTGCGCTTGCGTATAGCTCCACGGGTAGTAGCCACAACGTTGAGGCAGTCGCGGCTCTCGTTTTCTTCGAGTGTGTAGGGGCTGTCGATCGTGTTCAGGCCGCCGACGAATCCCTCCGACATGAAGGGTGTTCCCCTCACTTGCTAACGGCTTTCTTGGCTGCGAGCTTGCGCAACGCTCGAGTGCGGACCTTTTGCTTCTCTTCCGGAGTGATGTTCTTAGCCAATGGGAGATCCTGGAGCGCGAGCTTTGCATGTGCCTTGTTAGGCATCGGGAAGCGGTCGCCACCGAACGTCGCAGATTCTCTTCGTGTCTTTTGTGAGAGCGCCATCTAGAGTCCCATTCCTCGACTGCCACCCCATGTGCCACTGATCAAACGTGGCCTGTCGTCCATCCTGTCTTGTACGTCTGACGCGTAGGCGTCACGGTCCTTTTCGTACTTGCCTTGCCAGAACTGTGAGGCTTCGATGTCGTCCTCTGCCGCGAACGCACGAGCAAGCGCGTAGTCGGTGAGCAACAGCAAGTAGTCCTGGTTGAGCACAGGCACATCACTGTCCGCTACCAGAGTTGGCGGCCGTTGCATGTAGCGCATCAGCAGGGGGTCGGTGCTGTTCGGTCCCGGATAGAGCCACAACTGGTTCTGGTACAAGGTGTAGATCTCCGGGGGGCCTTGTACGAGTGCGGGAGCGGTTAGATCGAACTGTTGCTGATCGACAGGTTTGAGGCGTGTTGAGAGTAGTTCGTACACGATATCTTGGACCCGCAAGAAGTCTTCGGGCAGCGGGTACTTGAACTGGCCCGGAACCATCACAATCGTTTGGGTTTCCTGAAACTCTGGCGCATCGACTTGGCGCGCTAGCTCACGTTGGGCTTCGTTGATCCAATTCTTGATCCGGCGACGGTTGACCTGTGGCCCATCGTTAAAACCGTACTGCAATACCTCCTCGACCAGTTCCGAGAAGATGCGCCCTTCGCCTGTGGGTATCGTTACGAAGGTCACGCCAGGCGATGCATCGTCGCGTTTGTAGGAATACCTAGTTCGCTATCATTGGGAATAACGTTCAACCCTCCACCGCTCCCCTGCGAGACCACCACCTCAATATAATCTCCGGCCACGAGATCAACGACGGTTGTAGCGCTGACCGTCGTCGCTACCGCGTCGGGATTGGGAGCACCATGATGGCCGCCCACATACGTTATCCCGTTCTTCCTAAAGCTCAGGCCGCGCCCACCATTGGCATTCGCTGCGAAGACGACGTTCGCGCTGAGCGCGTGCTTACCTGCGCGCGTACAGACCAGTCTCGAGGTATTGGCTTCAATGCTGTGCATCCCGGCATCGGTAGAGAAATCCTCCAACTCCCATGCCAGTGCCGCGGGAGTCGCACTGACTAGAGCGTGCGTCACTGCCGTCTTGACGCGCACAGAGCGCGTGCGCCCTCCCTCTACACGATTGCTCGCGTCCCCTTCGTTCACGAAGGAGGTTCGATCGATGTCGCCGATGAATATGTTATTCTTCGATCCGGGAGCGCAGGTAATGGTACGTTCTTGGTGGATGCGACCCTCATAAGTGACTGAGCCGGCCGACTCGCTGTAGAAGCTCCCGTCGAAGTTGCAACCAGAGAAGTGGACGTCCTCACTGATGGGATCTATGATCTTGATGCCCGGAATGGTGGTAGTCATGGGCGCTCTGATGATCTCGGTCGAGTTGAAGAAGCAATGAACGACGCGCTTCAATACGACGGTCTCGCCAGCGACCAGGGAGCCGAAGAACTGGCAGTCTTTGAAGAAGATCGAGCGATAACCTATCGTCGGACCAACCGCTAGCGTGCCGTCAATCACGACATCCCGCTCCCAGCCGCCATCCGGGGTTGGACCAGTGACGATGATCCGGCTAAATGTGAGAAATCCCTTGGATTCGTTTGTAGGTAGCACGCCTGAAATAGCCGTGCCTGTGTGGTTTTCTACGTTTTGCAAATCAAGGTTCTCGAGAGCATTAGAGCCTCCCAAGCTCAATAGATCACCGTCAAAATAGTGATAGAGCGTCGCGTTGTAGCGGGTCGTTAGGGGCGGTCCAATCAGCGATACGTGGTCGGGCACCACGAGCGTTGCTGATATGTGATAGGCGCCGTAAGGAATCAGAGCATGTGCGAGTTTGCCTTCACCAAGTTCGGCAGCAGCGTGAAGCGCCGCTTGTATCGCGGCCGTATCATCGCCTCCTTCGCCCTTAGCACCGAAGTCCCGGGCGTTAATGTAGGGCGGATTTCCTACTGCTGCCTCACTGATGATCTCTATTCGCCTGGGTTCAGCACCATCGGGGCTAATGTCATATCGTCCTTCGTCCAGCCACACCGAAAAGACACCATTACTATCGGTCAGCAGCGACAGCAAGACTGCCCCCCCGGTTTCGGCCGCCCAGAGAGTGTTAGTGCCTGTACTTCCAGGAACCGGGACGATCGACACAGCAACGTTTGGCTGTGGGCGACCGGCCCTGTTGATCACCACATCCGTGTACTGGACACGCGCCATTACGCATCCCTCGGCAAGTAGATCCGGTCTTGCATCTGGAGGTCTTTACGCATAGCGTGATGGAGGCGTTCGCCGACCTCGCCGACCCTCTCGTGGAACGCGTGTCGATTGTCCCTCTCGGCCTTGTCGTCGATACGGTCGAGTTCGCTCGCAAGGTCATAGTTAGGGTCAGCAAGGCGTCTGACTTCCTCGACTACTTCCGGGGTCAGCTCGCGCGTAGTGGTGACAACGTGCTTGTCGCCGCCTTGCACGAGCTGGTAGACCCGGAAGTAGTTGCCGTCCTCGTTCCAGTCCACGCCAAGCGATGAGTCGATCTCGCGGATGCGCTCACAAATGTTCATGACATCTGCGTCGATCTCGATCAACCGTCCACCGCGGCCAGCACGGACTTGGGTGAGGGATGCACGTTGCATCAGCGACCGATTGCCGTGACTTTCACGACGATCGTATGGACATCGGTTTCGTTCGCGACCTCCTTGAGAGGTTCGCCTTCCGCTTTGTTCTGGGCGTAAAGCTGGAGCGCGAGGGTTTTTGTCGTTATTTTCGTCGGGTAGCCCTGAGCGCCGCCCGTTGGGATTGCGACATCTGCGAATGCTCGATCGAGCTGCCCGTCAGTGAGCCCGAGCTTGATAGGGTCGAGTACGTAGCCACCGGTCGGATATTTCGTGTCGAGAGTGACATCCGTCATCGTGAGCCAACGACCACCGGCCGCGATCCTCAGTGGTTCACCATATGTGAGAGCCATGAGAGTTCCTTTTGATAGAAGAGGAAACGCCCCCAAGCACGCTTGGCTTGGGGGCGTTTAGAGGACTATTCCTTCGGGTTGTCGTCCGTGCAGAATTCCAGACGGCCCGTCTGATTGGCAGCGATAGTGCCGAGCACGGCGTACCACTTGTACCAGGCTTGCCATACCGAACTCGACTGGCCCGATCCGGCGTTCTTGAGCTGGAAAATGCTGCCGTTCCCGTCAGGATCACGCAGGAATCCGGGGGCGTCCAGCTCGAACCAGCGGAGTGCCTTGTTGCGGAACCCGAACACGAACGTCTTGGGACAGTCGTCGTCCTTCATGACGGGGACCTCGTCAACCATGATGGCTGTGTAACCACCGTGGATATCGACGGTCTTCGCATCGTTCATCCGCTTCTGCGACTGGTACTGGTTCGCGAGTCGTCGGCGGATGCCGCGAGTGGTCAAGCAGGCTTCGACCTCTCCTTGCCCGTTCTCGGCGATCTTGTCGAACAACTGGATGAACAGGTCCTCACCGGCGACCGACAGTTTCGTCAGCGATTCGCCTGCGGCGAGGGTGTTGCCGTCCCAGTACTTGTTTCCGGTTGCGGTCGAGTCGATGGAGTGGAGCGTGCGGCCTTTCGCGGTGATGTTCCGCAATCCGTCCATCTCGTTGTTCCGGTTTCCGGAGACGTACACGCCGAACGTGTTGTCCGTCGTGACGGTCGCTGCGACAGTGATCGTTTTCGCCGCGACGTTCCTGTCTGTCACTTCGGTCGCGACAGCTCCGGTGCTAGTGGAACCGTCAGCCTTCTTGATGATGTCCACCGTGTCTTCGATCTGGATGTACTGCACGTCGAACGCGGTCCCCATTTCCACCACTTTCGACCCGGCGGTGACACCGCACGTGCCGAGCAGGCCGGTGCCTTCACCGAAGGCTTGGCGCTGCATGTCCTTTCGCATGTCCTTCGCGACGCCTTCGGTCTCTGCCTGCAGGAGTTTGACAAACGCTCCCTCAGAGCCTTTGGTGGCCTTGACCGACGCGTCTGTCAACTCGATGCCCTGATAGTGGTATCGCATGCTGAGGATCGCGTCCGCAAAACCCTGCTTTCCGGCGCCGGGCAGCGTCGCTCCGTCACCGGTGGATTTGCGTCCGCGGTTGCGTGACTTGTGCAGTGGGACAATAACTCGGCGTCCTTCGACGACGGTCTGTTCGGTGTCCTTCTCGATCTGGTCGATCAAGTAGGTCTGCTGGTTGATCTGCTCCTGGATTGGACCCTCATAGAAGTCCTTCAGGACGGCATCTGCTGTGGCGAGTGTCTGGGTGCTCATAGCCCAGTTCTCCTTTCAGGGATTTAGGACTGCTGACGCAGCCGTCCCAGTGCCATCTTGGAAGCCTCCTCGAACGTCTTAGGTGCCTGGGCCGCCGGTGCTCCCCCCGGTGTTAGCGGAGGGTTTGGTTGGCGGACCTTCTCGCCTACGAAAGCGCTTTGCGCCTCGCTGACGATCTGTCGGTAACGGTCGAATCCCGCTTTGACCCAGCTCGCGTCACCCATCGGAAGATGTTGCCCTTTGTCATCGACGGCTAGGTCGATGCCCAAATCGCAAATCGTCTTCTTCTGGTCTTCCGTCAACTCTATTTTCTCCACCGATTCGAGGTCGGTGAAGGCTTGACGGATCGCGTCCTCCTCCAAGGCTTCGACCTGCTGAGACTCGAACTGCTCCAAACGCTCCTGGAGCGGTGCGAACTTCTGCTCGGCCTGTTCTTGGATGAGCTTCTGGATCTCCTCCCGCGTCAGCTCGCCGTCCTCCTCAGCGTCGGACAGCTCCTTCTCCTCTGCGGGGGTCAACCCGGCCTCCTTCGCTGCCTGTGCGAGCCACTCTTGGAACGCGTCCGGACTGGACACGATCTGCTGGTGCCACGCCAAGAGCTCTGAAAGCTGCTCGGGCTGATACGACTTGAGAGCCTCTACTTGACTGAATGGCTCCCAGGTCTTGCGGAACTCGGCCGCCTCCTGTAGGCGACCGTTGACCTTCTTCTCGTGCTCCCTAAGATGAGGCTCAACGATTTCTCGCTGGTCCTCTGGGACGGTCTGAAGGTAGGACTCCAACGGTGTTGGTGTCCCAGTGGGCTCACCGCCCTGGGGCTCACCGCCCTGTACGGGTTCGTCCATGATGTTGCTCCTTCTGCGCTGTGGCAGCCCTCACCACGCCCGCTGTACAAGAATGCCCTGGCGGGTGGAGTGGGCTTGGTGCCCCTGGCGCTGCTTAGGGTCACCTTCGGGTGACCGGGGATGTTCACTCGCGCGTAAAACGTGAAACAGTGCGAGTGCCTAGACCCTTACCGGGTCGAAGACTATTTGGCTGCGAACTTTTCCTTTGCCCTCATCGCAGCCAACGCGAGGGGACTCATCGCTGGGCCGGGCTTGCCCGAGCCTCCGTTTCCGGGTTCAGGCTCCGGTGGAGGCTCGGGTTCTTTACTGCCGCCCTTGACGGGTGGCTGCTTGCCCTTGCTGGCACTCGCGGCTGCGAGCTTGCGCAGCATGGCCAGGTCGAGGGCCATCATCGACCGCCTGGTAGCGCGGGACGAATATCCGCGTAGTCGACGGTGATGTTCTCGTCGCGATCGTCGCGTGTACGCACGATCACTGTGGCGGGCCAACCGTCGAGGGTGATCGTTGCCGTGTTGGTGAACACGCCGTACCGACCGACGTGCTCGCCTGAGACTACGCGGCAGAACGTGCCGGTGAGGACGTCGTCGTCTGTGCGGCCTCGGTAGACGATGCCGTTGATGACCGCTGCCGGTACCGGAGAGACCGGAGAGACAGATAGAGGCTCGTCTGCTGGCGGCTCAGGAGCGACGGGTGCGTCCGTGACGCTGGTGGACGGGGACGCTGATGGTGCCGTCTCCGTCGCCGATGTGCTCGCGGGTGCGACGGGCGGCTGCGTCGAGTCGGGCGCGCTCTCGTTCGAGGGTGTCGGCCCATTCGCGGGGGATATCGCCGAAGACGGCGAAGATTGGGTTGTCGGCTGCTCCGGTGATGCCTCGGATGGTACCGGCGCGGCTGGCGGTGGCAGAGTCGAGTTCGTTTCAGAGGGTGCGGTGGGCGCGAAGCCCTGTGTTTCGTCGGACATGTGGGTCTCCTAGCTTGCTTGTGATGTTGGTTGGGCTTCTGGAGGCCCACCGTTTGGTTCTTGTTCGGTGCCACCGTGAGGAGCACCGGACTGTTCTGTTGGCGCTTCTGTCGAGGGTGTCAGTCCGGCTTGCCCCTCGATTTGGCGTTGAATATCGGGTGGTGCGTCCTTGTAGTTCAGGCTCTCAGCGGGCGTCACCTGTGGTGCCCGTCGTCCCATTGATCGCAAGAGCTGGACACGATGTTCGCCTACGTGAGCTTCGATCCCCTGCTGAACTTCAGGGGGTAGCTGCTGGTAGACGGCGCTCTTTTGGAATTCGGTGTGGCCGTCCAAGTGGGCTTGATTGTTGTCGTAACTGTTGATCGCGAGTTTCTGGCCTTGCGCCATTTGCTGGTTCTCACGATTCACTTGAGCCTCGTCGGCTGTGAGGTCGCCGAACAGCTTCTCGAGTCCGCCGGCCTCGTAGTCACGTAGTACCTTGCGGAGGTCGCGGGGGTTGAGCGCTCCAGGCCCTGAATATTGGAGGGCGAGACTCAAAGTGTCTTGGATCGCTGCTTGCTTGGCTGCCTTGCTGCGGGGGAAAGCGCTTCCCATTTGTACTTCGGCGTGCGTGTTCTCCTTCAACATCGCACCGCGGAACAGGATCGTGTTCCACGCCTGGTCCTCCCCGGCGATCATGACGGTCCGCTCGTCCGTCCAATATTGCGCTACGAGCTTCAGGAGACGCGACCCGGCGATGCCGAGCGTTTCCTCCATGTCGTAGATCGCGGGGCCCAATCGTGTGTCGTCAGCCTCTTGGAGGAGGTTGATCGCGGACGCCGCGGTTACTCCTGCAGGGACTTGTGCGCTTGAGACCTCGTGTTGACCGGAAATGTCTTGCATGGCCTGTTCGATGCGTTCCTGCTGCTGAAGCACATAAGGGGGCATCGACGGGGGCTCCAAGTAGGAGGGGATGGCGTTGGGGACCGTGTCGTCATAGTCGATCCTCTCTCCTGGCACTCCCTCGTACTGGACGTTTGCTTGCTTTGCGGCAAGAAGGGCTGGGTTGCCGGTGCGTTGTGCACTGTCGGTGACCTGGCTGCGGATCTTGTTGAGCTCGGTTTGGGGCTCGCGCAACTGCTCGACGATCGACGTGGGCCAAAACCTGCCGGGGACATCGATGCCCTTGAACATGACATAGGGCAGCTCGCGGTACGGGTTGTCTTCTTCCAGCAGGATTTTGCTTTTCGCCCACACGACCCTGCGGCCGTTTGGATACTTGCTGGAAGGCTTGGACCAATACTCGCTGACCTTCACTCCGCGCCCACCGTTCCCACCGGTGGCGCTACCGGTGGAGAAAACCTTTCCTTCGGCTGTTCCTGGGGCTATGTCGGTGTCGGACTCAAGGTCAACGTTGAAGTGGGCTTTGACCCACTCGGGGGTCTTGACAGCGACCTGGATGCACCATTCAGCGTCCTCGATGTCGAGGGCTACGGGGTCGAAGTACATTTCGAACGGGCTGACCGTTTCGATGTTCACGTCCCCGGCCGCGATAGTCTTCGGCTTGCAGCCTTCGGGTAGACCTTCAGGAAAGTCGCTGGTGCGCATCGGAGCGCCAGTCTCGGCGTGCATGACGGGATCGCCTTCCTCGTTGCAGGCGATAGTGACCTTCTGCCCCTTCGCGCTGTCCCAGAACACCTTCCAGAACCCTGCTCCAGTCACACGGGACCATAGGAGCGTGTCCATCAGTCTGGTGCGCATGTGTAGGTGGCGCCACAAATAGCCGAGGATTTGTTCGCCTACGCGACTGGCCTCAAGGTCGGCGTCTTCTGCGGTGACTGGGACTACTTGCCATGCGGGCTTTTGCTTGGTCATCTTCGCCAGCTCGGTCCGGACAATCCCGATGATCCTGTTGTCCGTGAGCGTGACCCGCCACGGCTCCAAGACTGGTCGGTCGAGGCGTCCGCGATTCCAGAACACCCATTGGCGTCCCATGTAGTACGACACGTTCAGGTACCAGACTGGCTCGAACCCGGCACGCGCGTTTTTGGCTTGGCTGAGTAGCTTCTCTAGCTCCCCAACACCCTTATCGGGGACCGTGGCTGGTTCAGTCGCCATCGTGCCCTGTTCCAACTAGGACACCGTCAGGGACGATCCCGCCGACCAAAGCGAGCTCTGCACTGTCTTTCGGTGGCTCTATCGGCTCGCGCTCCACTATCGGGATGCGCGGACGCTCAGGGTGCTGGATCCGGTCAAGGAGCGTTTGGCGCTCTTCGGCAGCCCTTGAGAGCGCACGCTCGAGTGCTTCCCACGTTTGCTTGGACTCCTCGGCTTGCGCGTCGAGCAGTTGCTGAATCTGTTTGCGGTGATCGTCGAGCAGTCCGCGGCGTTCGTTCGCAGCGTCGGCGAGGACGCGCTCTAGTTGGCGTGCGTCGCGCTCACGTAGAACGACGAGTAGTACGACGAGACCCGAAAGGGCCACGGTGAGGTACAGCATGTGGACTCCCTTCGATTCGAGAGGGTTAGGCGCCGCCGCCGCCGGCGTATCCGGCTTCGATCGGTAGCCCGGTAGGGATGTAGTAGCCAGTGGGCGGATCAGGGAACGCTTCTGAAGGGTTGCTCCAAATCGTGTTGGCCCAGTTTGGTGTCCAACTGGGGACACCGTGAAGCTCCCCTTCAACGGATTTGTCGCCGCTCACGTTGTAGTCGATCGAGCACACCGATTCGCAGCCTCCGGCACCGAAGTCTGCGCCGCTGTGGGTGGCGACCGCGATGTTGTGTTCGATCGCGTATTCCCGGCCTTCTAGACAGTCGTAGCTGTTGCCGACTGGTTCGGCGATGAATTCGTGGAAGAGCACTCCGTTCTGGGAGCCGACGACCGTGTTGTGTTCGACGGTGAGGCCCTTGATTGGGCATAGGTTGACGGCTTGGCTGCCGGTGTTATTGAGCCAGAGGTTGTGTTCGATGTGAATGTCTTCGTAGGTTGCTGCTGCGCCGAGTGATGCCTCGATGAGGAGGCTGGGGCTGCCGCCTGTTTCCCACATGATGTTGTGGGCGAACTGGACATGGCTTGAGCTGCCGAAGATTTGCAGGATGTTTTGGTGTACGAGCGCGTCCGTTTCGGACTTGGGTGGGCCGAGGAACGTGTTGTGTTCGACGGTGAGGTTTTCGCCGCTGGCGATCTGGACGTAATGGTTGGGGATATTGCCACCACACACGTTGTGCGCGAACGTGATGTGGTGTTGTTTGCCGTTCATTGCGCTGAAGCACTGACCGATCGTGCCGCACGCTTTGTTTTCTGTCGGGCACGGGCCGAGATTGCTGAACGTGTTGTGTTCGACGGTCGTGTATTCCTGGACACGCCCTTCGGCGGTGCTGCTCTTCGTGAACACACCATCGGCGGGGCCTACACCGATCTTCTCATTTGTGGCTGTACTGGTCGCAGCGTGTTCGATATGGATTTCGGTCGGACTGTTGATTTCGCTGATCTTGGATAGGTTGGTCGCGTTGGTAGAAATGTTGGTGGCGTAGATCGCCTCTCCTACGGCCATCCCTGATGTCGAGGGGATGTTCGTGACGGCTGTCGATCCTGTTTCTGTTGAGCCTGTGGTGTTGACACCGAATTTGTTGCCGATGATGGATAGGTGCCCAACGTTCCCTAGTGGCGGTTCGGACGCTTCGTAGGCGCCGGTGAAGTTGATGCCTTCGACGGTGAGATGGCTAACACCGCCGCTGCCGTTGCTGAGCACCATTCCATGCACGTTCACCGTAGCGCCGGGGGCTGCCTGCAACTTGACCTGGGATGACGGGTTAGCGCCGCTGATCGTCAAGAGTTCATAGGTGCCGCTCGCGAGACAGATGACGGCGCCCCCGGCCGCGCCTTTGAGCGTCGTATTGACGGTGGCGCTCGTGGTTCCTTCGGGGAGCGTTGAAGTGCAGGGTGATGGTGTGCCTTTGACTAGCGCGGTGAGGGTGAGCACGCTCGCGATCAGAGCGAAGGGGATGAGATGTCGCCGTCGCACTAATGAGCCTTTGAGAAGCGGACGTTGTCGAACGTCGGGACGTAAGTGGATGCGAGTTCGGAGGCGGTAACGACTTCGCCGTTGGGCTTGACCGCGACAAGTACCCCGGCGGTGACGATGTTGCCGTTGCCTACCCAGATCAGCTTCTTGTTCGTGGGGTGGGCTGCGGCCGGAAGCGTGAACAGGGTCGAGCCGAGCGTCTTAGCGGCTTTGAACTTCAGGACACCAGTCAGATAGACGTTGTCGCCGACGACCGCGTATTTCAAGGGTGCGTATTCGCCTCCTTGGTTTTCGACGTTCGCACCCAACGATTCGGGTTCTTCCCATTTCAGTTCGCCAGCCGCAGGGCCTTCGGGACCTGTCGGCCCTGTCGCACCGGTGGCTCCGGTCGCGCCTGTTGGCCCGGTTTTGCCTTCGATCCCGACACCGGAGAGGCCGATGATGTGCGTCCCGTCACGGCTGACTAGATACGCAATATTGGTTTCCCCTTTGCCTGTCGCCCATTTAGGTTCAGTGTTGCCGGGAGCCCAGGAGAAGTTTTCGCCGCCTTCCCATGTGACGGTATGACCTCCGGTGGCGTCTTGTGTCCACCAGACGCTCGCTTCGCCCCCTACGGCCTCTTTTTCGGGGACGAATTTGACGTTGCCGGTAACCACGCATTCGAATATGGTGGCTTCTTCGAGGTTGAGTTTGACGGTCCCGGAAACGTTCCCGAGGTTCTTGATCGTGGGAGCAGCGGACGAACCACCGCTGCCTGAGCTCGGGTTCTCTATCTCTGCGTGTGGGCTCATGCGCCGAGGAGCGTCCAGCTCACACCGTCACCGTTGACGGTCGCGTCGATCCAGACAGCACTTATGTCGTTCACGTCGAGGACAGCGCTCGCGCCGGCTGAGAGGGCGACTCCCTTACGTGTGGGTGCCGCATGTGTGCCTGGGGCCGCGACGACGGTTTTGCCTCCGAAGACGATCGTGCCCGTGTTCGTTTCTAGGGCTTGAACGATGATCCCGACAACGGCTCCAGGGGGGTTCCCTGCTTCGTCTTCGAGGCGGACGGCTTCTCCTGCTTTGGCTACGGTCCGGAGACCGTCGCGCAAGTGTGTGATGCCGCTCATGCTGGTACAGCCTCCTGATTAGCCTTGGGTGGACGGCCGCGGGGCCTGGACACCTTCACTGGCGCTGGGCGAGCAGCGAGTGCTTGCTCCATGCGCTCTGCGTACGCAGCGGCTTTGTCTGCGCGCTTCTTCTCCTCGGCGAGCCGACGCTCGAGCACTGCGATCTTCTCCAAGGGCTCCGCGTCGTCGATCATGCCGACAAGCCCTGCGGCCGACCGGAGACAGGTTTCGCAGATGATGAGATCGTCCATCGAGATCGGGACGGCCTGGTCGACGCCGTAGCCGCGGTCGCAGGCAGCGTCGAAGTCGACGTGCCGCTTCTCGCGGTCTTGACAACCACACGCGGAGCAGTAGATAGGCATCTCGGCGGGGCGGATGTCGTTGGCTAGCTTCACAGTCATCGCTGGAATCCCATCTGTTTGCCTTTGGAGACGCGGAGCAGTTCAGTAGCGGCGGCCAAGCGCACTTGCCCCTTTCCGTTCTTGGAGAGGTCGCGCAGTGCTTTGAGCGCCGCCTTGCGGTCCTTGTCCTTCTTGCTCATGCGAAAATCCCTCCCATTGGGGTTTGGGGTATTCCCCGACGTTTACGGCCCTGCTGGGCGCGTCGGGCGGCTCGTTCGAGTGGTGGCAACCACTCCTCGTCCTCTTGCACTTCGGAGGCGTAGGGGCGGCTCATGACGACATACCGGAGCGCGTCGAGCAAATGGTCGTCCTTCTTGACGGGCTTCTCCTTCGGGTCCGCTTCGGTCCTTGTGGCCTTGGCCCACCGGTACTTGCGGAACTCGTCGATCGTGTTCGTACAGTTCGCAGTCACCAGCAAGCGGCGCGTCTGTAGGCGCTCCTTCACACGGTTGATGCCCGCAGTCACACTGTTCTGGCCGAGGATCGTGACTATCCCGTGGTCCGTGTACTCCATCTGATCCGACCGGCCCGTCTGATGATTCACGTTCCTTGCTGCAGGATCGATCACATACCACGCGGGCGTCAACGGGACAGACACACCGTTGATGATGCTGGCGTGCTTGTGGTTGACGAGCTTGATCGCCTCACAAACCTTTTCGACGATGTGCCCCTCGAGCGCGAGCTCGTCAAACACGACCATCGTGTCATCAGGCGTCAAATAGCACCAGACGACAGCGGCCATGAACCGCATACCGGGATCGATCCCGACATACACTTGCGCACCGTCAGGAACCGAGTTGGGCGGTGAGGTTTCGGGGATCACATGGAAGTTGCGGGAGAAATCGTCGTAGATCATTCCCGCGAAATGGACGAAACGACCAGACTTGCGGGCTTGCCGCTCCTCCTCCGACAAGCCTTTCAGGACGCGCTTCTTCGTCTTCTCGTCCAAGTGCGGGTTGTCGTCCATGTCCACCAGGACAACCATCCCGTCTTCCAACTTGCCCTTCGTCCACGGCTCCCAGATCTCGTCGTACATCCACGACATGCCCTGCAATGGCGTCATCGTGAACAACTCGTCGCCGCCATAGTCGATCAGCCGCATCAGCGACTCGTTGCGAATGTCTTTCGGTGGCTCCTCGTCGTAATGAATCCGGTGCTTCGCAGCACCACCAAACTTGTCGAGGTCCTGCTCGAACGTCAAAAAGTCGAACGTGCTGCCGTTCACGAACCGCAATACCCGGTTCGCCTTATCGAACGCCTTGTCGAACGACCCCCCTACAAGCTGGCTCTTGGGTGTCCATTCCCGCAGCTTGGGGAAGATGACGCCCTCCATCGTGCTCGTGAAGTCCGGCGCGATGATCCGGCAATGAAACGGCGGTTCCCACTTCTTGAACGGCAGAAGACGCTCCGGCAGACAGTCTCGGTCGACGGCCTGGATCAGATCATCACAAATCCCCGCCGTCGTCTTCCCAGACCGGTTCCCACCCAGGAACGCCTTCAACGGTTCCCGACTCGAATGGAACCCCACCTGCTTCTCATGCGGGTCATAACCCAACAACGGATTCGCCCTGAGCGCCGCCTCATACGTCGCCAACAACTCCCGAGCCTGCTCCTGCTGCTCCAACGGCAGCCGACCAATCGCTTCCCTATCGATACGCAGCACCACAGCCTCCAATCAGCCCGCGAGAGCCGCGAGGCATCCAAAACCCTCAACCCAGCCAGGGACTCCGCCACAGGCCAACAGAAGACCCCCACAGCCCACGGTTCGGCAAAGACCGTCCAAACAAGTCCGCGAGAACACAAAAACCTGAGACAGGGAGGCTCATATGGGAGCGCTCATCTGCTCTTTTGCTGCCTACCCCCTGCCGTGTCAGGTCAGAGTGTTGATGTGATGTCACGTCGTGGCAGTGGTGCTCATGTGGTGCTGTGGTTGGCTTGGTTGCGTGTGATCGTGTGAGTGTCACGCAGGGCGCTAGGGCCACGTCAGCACGGCTTGTTGGGCTGTTAGGGGGACAAACCCACAGTTCTACGCTGCTAAAGCCTGGATTGACGGGCTATCGAACCTGTTGCACACACAGATCCAACACGTCACACGCACGCTCAGATCGTTACTCGGGTCGCAAGACAACACGACAGTCACAGCAGAACGTCAGCGGTCTGTTGGTCTTCTTGTGTTGGTTGTGTGTGGCTTACGACGGGTTTAGCTCATGCAGCTGGTCTTCGCGGCTCAGGACAAGTGTTTGCTCGCTCGTTTGCATTCTGGGCAGCGTGCGCCTTGAGTGTGGACGCGGTGCGAGCAGTCTCGTGTGTGGCACTTGTAGCGCTTGGTGGAGGGGATCGCGTCAATGCGTGTTGCGTTCTCTACGCCGAGCGTTGGCAGGCGTTCGTCGGGACGGCAACGCGATGGGCCTTCGTTTATCAAGCCTTGCGGAGTGCTGCGGATCATGCGTGGCTCCAGAGCTGGATGGTCGTGTGCTCCAAGCCTGGTGTGGTCCAATGCTTGCTGATTGCTGCCCAACACGTGATCTGCGTGTCGTCCTTGTACGCGAGCTGGTTGAGAGCGTCTGCGATTGCCTTGGCGTAGTTGTCGGTGTCGCCTGGAGGGATCGCGGTCTCGTGCTTTGGCTTCAGGTCTCCGGCAGTCGTGTAGTGGCTCTTGGGGCGAGGAATGTAGACGTGGGCGTTGATCGAGAGTGGTTGAGCGTCGAAGGATGGTCGGCCGGCTTGCATCCATGCTGTTTGGATCCTGGTCCGGTACTCCAAACTGTTCGCTGGCGTATACCAGTTGCCGTGTCTTCCGCGGCGCGCGCGCTCCATCGGCACCGGTGCTCCTGGCACCGTCAAGGTGATGTTCACGAGGATCCTCCTTCGAGAAGCCTCGCGGCAGGGGCTACTTGTGTGCTGGGGCCGGAGGCGCACGATCCTTGTCGTGCGGCCAGTAGCGGAGGCTACGCGCATCATAATCCCAGTCCGGACAGAACCCTTTACGCGGCTTGCTGTTCAGCGGTTTCCTCCTCAACCTTGCGCAAATGATGCTCGGCTGACTTGAGCCTCTTGCGTTGCGCTGGCGTCAACTCTCGGCGAGGGATCTGTTCAGCACCAGACCGGATACGGCCCACAGCAATCTGGAGTTTGGCTCGGCGCTGTTCGCGCAACAGTGCGTCTCGAGCACTAGCGTCGGTGCTGAACCGCTTCTGGACGTGCTCCGGGACCGCTGGGGGCTCGCCCTTCAACCCACGATTAGCAGTGGTTGTGTACCCGATCTCGCTCATTGTCTCTGCGGGGCGTGGAGCACCACACCGACAGTGTGTTTGCGGTTCTGGATCGTCGCTGAACGCTCGACCACAACGCTTCCCGTTCGGCAGCTTGGCCGCACAGAACTGGCTTGGTGGGCTCTGGGCGAGATACCGGTCCACATCAGTGTGATCCCCCAGAACGAACGAGATCACCCACACCTGCTGGTCCGGATCGTAATGGCCGTACAAGCCGATCCAATAGTGGACAAACGCCTGCTTGTTCGGGAAACCCTCGCGTTTCGCGTCCTTCTCGGAGATATCGCCCAACCTCTGTCGCCGAACAGCGACGACGGTGATCTTCTC